GAATAGACTTCGCATCAAGCTGTTCCCAATCTGCCGCGAGTTTGTCACCTAAGATGATCGCTACTTCTTCCTTACGCATGAACTGCAAGCACATTTGTGCTGTTAGCCACAACACTGTGCCAACGCTGTCTTCAATAGCATCCATCTTCTCATCAGCGCGTGTCTGTACTTGGCTCTCGTAGCTCTCAATCGCACGGTTGGTGGTATTTGTCTTATACTCTACACCACGCTGCACAGACGCTACACCTGACAGACGGTCTATCGCCTCCATCGTCGGCTTCTTGTCGAAGAACTTCATCGCGTCTGCGGATGGTGGAAGTAAGGGACCTAAGATGTCCGATAGCTTCTTGCCTTCAGGTAGATCGACACCAATCACGTTCGTATCTGTCGTACCGTTGATGAGGCTCTCCAACACGGAGCTATCTTTGAGTGAGTTCTTGTCGAAGACGACCTTACCGGCGGCGAACTTCCTAACCTTGGCCCACTCGTTGTTTATGATGTTGATGTCATCTTGTTGGTCGAGATAATATGTAACTTCACCTTTGGCGTACATCGTAATGGGATCAGTATGGAACTCCATTGGTACAACAGTAAAGAACTGGTCAAGTGCATAAGGATCATCCCAGACCCAAAGAGGATAACACCAGTCGTTACAGTTGTATAGCTCCACTCGTCTAGTAACTTTGTCCCAGACATAGACCACCTTTGTCATCTGTGCAGCTAAGAACGAGCGTTGATCTGCGTATCCGTACTTGCTGTACTCCGAGGTGGAGTAGGAGAAGAGTTGGAAGTTGTCTGTCTGACCACGTTCACCTTGATCTGGCGATACACCAGCCTTGATGACGTTGCTAGGTGAGAACACGCTCTCCCACTCATCGCTATCGGGTTTCTTGCGACCGAACCTCGCACGCAGTAGCGACGTATACATGAGGTCTTCGATCATTATCCAATTGCATTGACCACTGAGGTCTAATTCTGTCGCCGTTGTATCAACAATGATTTGATCAGGTCTACGCACCTTCACCCACGGGCCTGATGGAGTGAGCATGTCAATTGTTTCTTCAAGTGCGAGTAATTTACCCTCGCATTCTTTAATATCCTTCTGAGATTTAGCCTGCTCGAGTTCGGCGCTTAATCGTTGCACCTCTTCAAGTGCTGCCTCGCTGCTGTTTTCGCGTAGTGTGTAGCCGACTTCAAACCATCCGATGTTCGTTAAGGTTGTAGATACGATGTTGCGCTTCACCTTGCGCTTGAGGTTTAAGCCCGGTTGAGTTTTCTTCGCTGCTAATGTATTAACCAACTTCTCAACAACACGCGCACGGGGTTCGTCCTCTTTGTCTTCAACTGTGAACTCCGCTTCGGGGTTTTTAGTGAATAACATAGGCACAAGTGCCGACACATTAGCAAAGACGACGTTCTCTGTGCTCTCCATCGTACCTTGCAACGGCTTACCTGCTGCCATCTCCTCATCACCACGCGACGACGCATTGTCACGTGTGTGATCATGACGGTAGTAGCGATACGCTTCAGACCAAGCATCGACGTTCTTACTCATCGCAGCTTTACCTTGGTCGTAGCGACTACGCCACAACGGGCCGCGGTGTTTAGAGACAGGTATCTTACTCTCACCTATCATGCGATACATAGGTGACGTGTTCTCAACACCTTCCTCAGGCGACATCACACCTTCATATGTGTTGACGTCGCTAGGTGGAGTAGCTGTGCGATTGTACTCTTCACCGGGTTCGTATTCTTCAGCCATATCTGTGCCTACGTGGGTTCTCGGTGTCCTTGTCACGTTCTTGCCACAGCATCCACGATGGTATGCGTTCATTGGCAGGTACTTGGTACTTGCCTATATCAGGCATCTCGCTCAACAAGTACTTGGTCGCGTCCATAGCGTGATCGTTGCGGTCGATGGGCTTATCAATACGCTCGCCGCTAGTAGATTGCTGCCAGAAGTAGCCAGCGACTTCATCGGTCCACCAGTCAAGTTTAGCATTAACAAAGAGACGTGGTGAGCCTGCGACACGCTTGATAGGATGTAGCAACTGTCTATTGATATTGAGGTAGGCACCGACCTTGACGACGCCATTATTGATGTCACTGTTGCCACGCTTCATGTAGATGTTGTCTTCTTTGAACATGTCGGCAACTGTTTTACCAACTGTGCGCCTGTTCACTGTCTTGCGACCGAAGATGCTAGGATCAGCGTGTATCTTGTGCATCTCATCAAGGTCAACACACCAATCTGCTCTTATACGGCGTATAGCTGCAATCTGATCATCAAGTGTCATCTCTTTGCGATAGAACCCATCGCATATGATGACGTGTTGTTCAGGTGTCACGAAGCCTAGCATGTAACATGAAGGCTGTGCTTGACCGTAGTCGTATGCTTCTACCCAGTTTGTTTGGTAATGTGTCTCAGTATAGCCGTCGAGCAACGCGTGCAACTCACCCTCTTGCAGTAGGTGTACGGTTGCGTCGTATTGAGGATATACCAACCCTTCGTACGCGACCCACTTGCCGAGTAGAAAACGGTCACGTTGTTGACCACTGTACATAGTTTCGAGTGTTTGTATGAAGTCGCCACCTTCAGCTTCGTGTACATGGCGCAGTTCATATGTGCTACCTTCGATGACTTCTATCAACAAGCGCGGCTTGCCGTTGTCATCTAACACAGGACGACGATCAACATCGCGCATGCATATGAGGTCATCTGTCACAACACCTGTGGCTTTATACTGCACAAGTGGACGAACCAACTTGGTGTATACCCAGTTGCCAGTTGGATTACACGTCAACATCATCCAACGTGGACCTGTTACAGGCATGTTAGTATCTTCGCCAACATACCTAGCACGACCACGCAAGCGGCCGAACAAGTCTAAGAAGTCCTTATGTGTGATCTCAGGGTCTTCAACCTGATCTACGATCACCCAGTCGAAGGTGGCGCTCAACAAGTTCGATGAGCTGCTCTCTGTCTTTGTACCCTGCTGCGCGATATATCTGAAGTAGATAGTTGTACCATTCTTTAGATGGCATATGTTGTCGCCGTTCTGCCCAACTGCGAAGCTGACTATCCAAGTCGGCGGACACCATTTGAGAAACTCCTTACGTATAGTGTCGTTGAGCTTCGGATATGTTGACCTGCTGATGAGACCTGTTGAACCCGGATAAGTGTCACTTAGCTGCAATGCTTTGATGACTGCTGCAGTTGTCTTACCATTGCCGAAGCCACCGCCGTAGATCTGAACTTTAGCGATAGAATGTAGAAAACGATCCTGTAAGCTTCCTTCCTTAAGAAGAAGTTCAGGACGCTCAGCAACATTGACTGTTCTTGTCCGAGCCATTTACTGAGCATCTATCCAACGCGTGCCACCGATGTTACGATAGATGTCACCATTAGCACTATCGACGCGAATTTCACTAGGATAGCCGGCAGTAGTAGGAATGCCACTAGCGAATGTAGTAGGTACACAGTAGCTAACATCGACAACACCGATGAAGCCATTAGCGATGATACCTTGTCCGTCTTTGTTAGGAACGATTGCCATCACTTCACCCCTTTGACAGGTGTTACGTCTATAGTAGGCATCTGCTTAGGCTGAGCTACTTCACGTATGTGACGAATAACCAAGCCGCCCTCAAGTGAGTGACGATGCTCCATCACCTGTCGAGGTGAGAAGCCACCACGGTCGAGCATGTTCATCAGCACGCGTGCCTTCGTCGCCGGGCGTGTCTCTTCGTCCTCTAGCAAGTTCTCCAAGCCGTCGAGCGCAGATGCAGACATAGCATCGATGCGCTTCTGCACGTTGTCAGAGGTGAGAGCTTGGATGTTGTCTTTGATGAGTGTGTCTAGCTGCTGGAAGAGTTGCAAGCCTTTGATCATGTCTACTTGAGACAGCTTCAGGCCAGTAGCTTCAGCGATCTCTGCGTCGTTGATGCCAAGGGTGAAGTAGAGCCATACAACACCACATGTAGTTACTGCCTTACTATCAGCAGGTAAATCAACCAGACCACGACGCACTGCCCGATTATTACGATCACGACCGCGGGTAGTAGTGTCACGTGTGGATTGTCTAAACTTCTTCGTTTGTTGGTTGATGACTGCATCAGGTGACGTTGACGGTAGGAGAGCCTGACCCGTCTTTGTATCAATGACTAATCCATTCGCTAAAGGTAGATCAGACATTGCGCTTTCTACTCGGACGTGGATTGTCTGAAGGGATGGAAGCACCACGTGCGCCTGTGGGAACGCCTCGACGTGCATCAGTACCAGCACCGCGATAGATAGACTGGATCATAGCACGCATCTGCGGATTGTCGCCTGCTGCTGGTCCGGGTGTACCACTGCCTGGCATGGCAGGACCACGCATACGCGGGCCACTAGCACCACCCGGCGGGCGCATAGGTGCTGGCATAGATGCAGGATCACCTTGTGACATTGCTGCGCTAATGAGTGCATCCATGCCACCACTGCGACCACCACCACCAGTACCACCACCACTCATGCGAGGCATAGCACCACCACCACCGCCGACAGGCATACCACCTCCACCGCTAGGCATACCACCACCACTTGGAGGTGCTTCTCCTTCAGCAGCTTCATCATCTGTTACACCTGCGGCAGCTTCGGCGCTTTCGTCGTCAGTAGGTTGTGCGGATGGTGCAGTTGGTGCATTGGCGGGAGTAGCTTCACCATCACTCTCACCATCCGCAGCGGCAGGAGCTTCCGCGTCAGAAGCACCACCGCTAGCCGCTTTGTCGCCAGCCTGTTCGACCCATTGTTCTGCTGCTTGCTGCAGTTGTTTGGGTGGAACGTTGATGCCGAGTTGTGCAAGTGCGCTGCTGACTTCATCAGGTGACATCTGTGACAACTGTGCAAGGATAGCAGTGATGTCCATGCCACCACCCTGCTGTTGCTGCAATGCTGCAAGAGCTTCAGGAGGGATGTTACCACCTGCCAACTGTGAAGCATCCATTAGCGTGATCCACCTTGTGTTGGAGCGCGTTGGTTCTTCTTACGCTCACGTGCGTACATATCACGCATGACAGCAGCTTCATACTCTTCCCTAGACATAGCAGGCTGACCGGGACGAGTGTAGTTAGCACCAAGCTCACGCAACCTGTCCATGTATCCAGCACCAGCAGGAGGACCACCTCGTGGGCTGGTATAGCGTTCTGGAATGTCAGACTTCCACGGACCTAACAGTTTATACAGACGTTCCATCACACCGGGATCAGATGTAACCTGCGCATCAGGCGACGGCGCGTCAGGTGGCGTGATCTGCTGTTGTGCGGCGTCGTCAATCCACTGCGCATCATCAGCCATCGTACATACTACCTACTTGTTGATAGTACCACCCATACCACCACCACCACTGCCTGCCTTATCGACAGGATACCAAGCAGGTGCCCACGTGGGTGTCATCTGTGCTTGGAAGGCTTCCTTCTCCGTGATCGTGGTAGCATGCAGAGGAACAACTACGTATGTAGCAATAGGCCGCACACCGCCGAGGTTCATACCATCAGCCTGAATAGCTGCGACCTGTTTGATGCTGAGATCAGCATTGGCACCTACACCGTTACACAATGCGCGACCTATTTCACCGAATGCCTGACCACCTACAGAGTTGGTGAGACGTGCAACACTACGCATCGTCGCTGTACCTTGCTGCGTCAATGCGTAAGGTTGTCCGAATTGATTGTCCCACCCGCCTGCCCATGCTGGCATAGTAGTACTCCTATTGTTGTATGTCGTACAATCTTTGCATATCATACAAACTCATAAGCGCCCTAGCACAAGTACAACGTTAAGTCAACCTATACACTGTATAATGTCCGGCCCGAAGGGCCGGTTAGCTGCTTGGTGCTGTTCATGAGACGAGCGTAGATTATGCGACGATCTCACACACAGCGTGCGAATGTGACGAGGTTGCATGTGTTTGTGTGTATGCTATAATGTATATGCTTGTGATAGACGACTTAACGCCTGACATAGACCTCACCACTCGGGGCCTATTTCAGGCGTTCTTTTTAAACTGGCTAGGTACTTATACTATATACATACTATAACACACACATGGCGGGGGGCATGATCATTCGCAAACAAATTACAAATGCGAGGGGCTTGAGACAGTGCTCATTCCCCGCGCACACGCATACGCACGCACGTGGGTTTGGGAATTGCCGGGGGACTGCTTCGCGTGCGCGTAGTATACACACAACACAGCGTGGCATAGGCGCAACATGGTGTGACACATAGCACACACACACAAGGCGTAGCATGGAAGCGGCCGCATCGCCCCTTGGGCATACCCCATATATGCGTGACACTATGTCGCCATGCGTGTGCTATGTGTGATACGCACACGCTATATGTGGCTCGGTTTATACAGTGTATAACCATGCGTCTAAATGCCTGATTTGTATAGCGTGTTTGAGTTATCCACAGGTGAAAAACAACATGCTTGCATGTAGATTTACATGTGCTATATTAGGCATAGTTGATTGGATGAATAGCTTACATAACGTAGTCTACATCTAGTCAACGTATCACAAGGAAGTAAGTCATGAATACGCTTCGCAATTCTACCTCTTACGGCGCTGACATCCTGCACTATGCGTCACTCAAGGGTGAACAGGATAGCGGTCCTCTGTTCTTCGCTGTCGCACATGCTGCGACATTGCGTGAGCTTGCCGACAAGGTGGCATACGCTGTGAGCAAGGAAGAAAAGGTTCGCCCTATCATCCTTGACCATTGGAAGTCTTCGCCAGAGGGTGATGAGGTACAGAAAGAGTATGCTTCACTGCTTGGCATCAAGCAAAAGACGCCTGATCAGACTGTGCGTCAACAGACACTGCTTGAATTGTTCAATCAGGTGAACATTCAAACCCTGCGCAACATCGAAACCCTTGTCGGCATCGACAAGCTGTCGGCATGGGATAGGGATGTGAACATTCAGCGCATCCCGGGCACGTCTAAATATGCGTGCTACGTGATCAGCACACAACAGAACGACGATGGCACGCGTAAAGAGTTCATTCACGTGCCGTTCACTGCGACGCAGCTTCGCAAGCTGGGCAAGGTGCAGCTTGATGTGGCTACGGTCGACAGCATCTCCACTGCCGACATTCGCAAGGCCTGCGATAGTCTCAAGGCTGGCACGCCTAACGCACAGGCTGGCGGTACAGAGGCTATTGCACGTACCGCATTGGGCAAGACTGCGAAGGCTCTTGAGACTGCCATCGCAGGTACCTTCGATGCATCGGGCAAGCTTGACGGTGTGTCAGCCGCAACGCGTAAGGATGTGTACATGCTCTGGGCTAGCATGGATGCTCAGATGTCTGAGGCTGAAAAGGCTAAGGCTCGCAAGGCGTACGCTGATCTTAACGCCAAGCAGGCCGCGTGATGGTACAGTCTGTCATCATGGCATGCGGCATGGCATACGTTGCGCTCATGCTGATCTTGCTATTCTGCGCTGCGCTAGAGACTGAATAGCAACATCGTTATACACTGTATAAGCCGCGCTAGGTATCACAGCCTAGCGCGGCTTTTCTGCGTCTAGTGTGATGTCATACACACAGTGCAACAAAGACACACAGCTATAGCACATAAGCGAGCGTAGCCAGCAGGCACGCTCGCGCCCGCCACACATACATCGCCATCTACGCATCACGTCGCACATGCACACGCACATATACACAGCACATGTAGCGCCAGCCGGCGGAGCCGGCGTCTACCTGATGCTCGCGTATGTGAGAGTTATACAATGTATATGTGACGACGCCATTTATGAATATCTCACATGCATGCGTTTGGTCAATGGGCATTTGTGCTATATATGATATAGTATACATATATGACGACTTGCATGTGATTGTACATGTGCTATAATGAATGTATATGATGGAGGAGGGATGCTCGTATGAGTTGAACTCATGTCGTCATATAGTATATACAGTGTATAACACAAGGAGTGTAATATGAACGTTCAACTCACAAAGCACGAACAACAAGCAATGCAAGCTGCTTCCATGTTCACAGATAGCAGTGACATGTATAAACGCTTTCCTTCTCTATTCGCCACTGAAGCACATCCACGTATGAGTGCGAAGTATGCATTCACCAACACCTACGACATCTTGTTACATATGCACAATAAAGGCTTTCGCGTGGTGAGCGTGATGGGTGGTGATCATCGCTTCAAGAAAGTCATGATACGCATGCGCTCAATATACTACGACACACGCGATGGCTCATCACCTGAAGTCATCGTACTCGACAGCCACGATGGCACCACGCGATTGAAGATGTGCATGGGTGTCATTCGCTTCGCATGCATGAACGGCGTCATCGCAGGCGACCTGTTCTACTCACGCGCATTCACACACCGCGCACCTGACTTGATGCAACAGGTGATGTTAGAACTCGAGGACATCCACATCCACACGACGAAGCTTATACAGCGTATAACTGCCATGCGTAATCGCTCTACTAACATAGGTGAGCGCATCGCATTAGCAGACGCAGTTGTCAAGGCTCGTTGGGGTGAGGACAAAGACGCATCGTTCGTAGCTGACATGCGTCAACGCCTACTCCATGTGCGCCGTGATGAGGATACAGAGAACGACGTATACACTGTGATGAACGTCATACAGGAGAACGCCCTTCGTGGTGGTATGTCATACATCACAGCTAACAATCGCATCGCCAACGTGCGTCCTATCTCAGACGTGCGTCGTAACTTGAACATCAACCAAACTCTGTGGACCTGTGCAGAGCAACTCCTTGAGGCAGCGTAACATGAGCAACGACCAACGCGATGTGATGTATAGCACACATCCACCTGCTACTCTCTCGCCTATAGCTATCACAACATGTGCTATGCTAGGCCTCATCACTGTGTGGCCTCTAGGCTTTCTCATATACGCCATCATAACGACATGGCTATGACACGCAGGCGACCGCCATCAGCAACGTACAAATGGACCAGCCTCGCACCATACGGCTTAAGCTTTAGCAAGGAGAACAACACAATGAAACGCACACCACTCACTATCACGCTCGACATGCTGAAAGAAATCTTCCGTGACTACTGCGTTGTAGCAAGTGGTGAGGTCGTCCCTGAAGTAGACAACATCTACGTCACAATCGGTGACGATGATGAAGGTGGCATACCAACCAACTTCACCACACTCACCATCGAGTTCGCTGATGATGATGAATAATGTCTGGCTCCAGCCAGGCACACGCGCACACATGCTAGTCTATCGTCCACTCACAAACACATGGCAAGTGTGGTTCGCTACCAACAACCGCTCTAACGATAGTGACACATGGCTAGGTACATACATGGAAGTCTATCCATGTGGACGTTGCGAACAACACTATCGTAGTGAAACAGATATACGCTGTATAACAGTCAGAGAAGGAGACAATGATGAACTTAGTAAGTGAACTCTCCGCGTGGGAGACAGAACTCGCTAACCTACGCACAGAGGTGAAGATACTTCGCGAAGCTAAAGTCCTCACAGACTTTGAGTTAGATCAACTACGCAGACGCAACGCTATACTAGAAGAGAAAGTCGAATACCACCTCACTCGTCACGTGCGATTGAAGACACAGTTAGATAGAACAGGAGCAGACTTAGTACAAGCTATCCAAGCCTACACACAAGACGACGAACGCGACAACATCACACACGACACAGTAGCACAACTCACCAACAACCCCTAAGGAACACCAACTACAATGTCTATCACAAAGTCCGTATGCTTCTACAACGACGGCGAGTTTGATCGTCGCAGCTTCACGTTGTTGGGCCTAAGTGCTAAGTCTAGTGACAACTCCATCGGTTTCTTCGGCACAGGCTTCAAGTACGCCATAGCCACACTCCTCCGCCACGGCATGAGCGTGTGTATAGCTACACGTTCTACAGTGTATAACTTCACAACAGCAAAGGCAACGTTCCGTGACAAAGACTACACCGCCATCTATTGTAACTATGATGACGAAGTGGTTGAACTCCCATTCACCACACACCTCGGAGCCAACTGGAAACTATGGCAAGCATATCGAGAGCTTTACACCAATGCCAAGGATGAAGGAGGCGGAGTTTGCCTTGCTAACCCTGATGGTAGTGACTGTGCTTACGACGTGTGTGTTCTTGTTGGTGGGGATAACATTGCTGAGCTTGTTGTAATCTACAACAATCACAACAAGTACTTCCTCAATGACAACACACCTGTCATCTGCGAAGGCGACCGCATGCGTATCGTCGCCAAGAAACATGACGGCGACAACGTTGTCTACTATCGCACCATGTACACAGGTACCAAGTTAGACAAACCATCGCACTTCACATACGACTACACTGCTAAGCAGGAGCTAACCGAAGATCGCACACTCGCACACCCGTGGATGTTACGTGAACACATTGGCGATGTGTGGACTGCCAACATGTCATACGACATGCTGATCGAACACCTACCACGTATATCAAAGATGGATGTCTATGAATACAACCTCGACACATCCTATCACCTTGTTGGGCCTAGCAAGGACTTCTTACGCGCATGTGCCTATCTCATCGAGCATCATCAATCGATGCCAATGTGGGCACGTGATCTATACACCAAACAACTACCATTCGACAAACAGATCACAGTCTACCAACCAACGCGCCATCAACTGGCGTTAGTCAAACGCGCCATCGCTGTGCTGCATCATCACCGATGTATGATCGACCCTACACTCGTTGTCTTGTGTGTATCACTGCCAGACGACACACTCGGCTACTACCGCGAAGGCATCATCTACATCTCCGAAGCTGTGTTCGACTTAGGCTTCGAAAAGCTGCTAGGCACCATGTATGAAGAGTACATCCACCATCACGAACACGTGTCAGACAACTCACGCCACATGCAGAACCTACTCATCGACAAATGCGCTGCGTTGATGCTTGAGATATATGAGATCGACACGGCTGATTGACGTTATACAGTGTATAGGCCCCGGCACACACATGCCGGGGTCATGCATGCGACCGCCACTCTGAGGTACACGTGATGAAGCGCAAACAACTCAACGAACTCACAGAAATGATCGACCGTCTACGCATGATGGCAGGCCTTAGTCCTAACATGCTGCCTGAAGATGCACACACACTGCTCGAAGCCGCAGACCTATTCGAACGCATCCGTGATGAGTTCACACGAAAGCCAACAGATGATAGACAATGATCTCATCTACACCATCCAATGGTATGCATACTACTACAAGACCGAAGTCACATTGCTGTTGCTTGTGTACATGCTACCAATCATCGTCACCATTGTGGGAGTGAAGAGGTGGATAAGAAACCGATACCTGCACATGTCATAGAGCAACGTGCTAAGCAGAAACTACAACGCACCAAACCTCTGCGCGGCCGTCGTACACGTGGTGAAGACTACGACGTCTTTCGTCGCATCAACATGCACGATGGCAGTAAGGAACTATGTTGGGAATGGCTTGGCGCACATGGCAAAGGCACACGTGAAGAGTACCGCCCGCGTGTCGTATTAGGCCGCACACACTACTACGTCTATCGCGTCGTCTTCGAACTTTATACAGGGTATAAGCTACAAAAGGGCGACGTCATTCGTCACTCATGCGACCACTCATGGTGCTGCAATCCTCACCACATAACCGTCGGTCGTCAGGCTGACAACGTACGTGACATGCTTGAACGTGAACGCGTAGGCATGAAGCACTTCCATGTCAAACGCATCATGCAGATGCTTGAGCTTGGTTGCACCGCTGAGTTCGTAGCAGAGAAGATGCGCGAAGGTTACAACATGTCACTCGACGTTAGTGTGATACGCAAGATCCGACTACGTAAGGTGTACAAACACATCGCGTGGCCTTGGGGTGATGAGTACGCTGCACAACGACGCACACGTCTCAACGACCTCAAAAACAGCCGACTTGCAGGTGATCCTGCATGTGCTATAATACATAATCACACAAGCAAAGGAGACACGTGATGTCTACTACCAAGGCTAAGATCAACAAGAACGGCGTGACCGAACTCCCACTCGAAGCACGCGCTATACACTGTATAACCGACTTCCCCGCTCCTGCCACTGTGCAAGACACAGTTGACCAACACGCTGCAGAGTTCTTAACCGCTTCGTTGTTACGTACACAGGCAGAGAAACGCTACGAAGCCATCAAGCGTCTCGTCATTGATGAACATCCCACACACGTTGCGATGGTGCGCAACTCCGCAGTGGAGATGATGCAGAAGTCAACCACCAACCTCGTCGGTGTTGATTGGCAGCTTGACTTCGCAGCTAACAAGCCCGCCGTGCGTACGGACATCGATGAGTTGCGCACAGAGTTAGTCAGACAAGGTGTAAAGGTGGACATCATCGACGCAGCTATCAACAAGGTCAGTAAGAAGTCAATGCCCGCACTCGTGATCAGTGCCAAACCAGTGGTGTAACATATGACAGTCGACGACGATAACAAAGTCGTCAAGCTGCGCCAGCCTGCTGTAACAAGCAGTGCTGGCGTTTCTGTTGATGACGCTATCAATCCTCGCTCGTTGTTGACGATGACAGACATCGAGCAAGACATGTTCTTACAACATCTACGCGAACGTCGCTTGCGTGTTGTAGAACTCATGCGCCAAGCTGCACGTGCTAAACAACAAATCACCTCCGCCGCTGCGCTGATGAAGTTCGAAAAGAAACAAGATCAAGTGGAGAAACAACTAGAACGCACACACAAGGCGCTCGAAAAGCTTGAAGAACTCGTATACGATATGCGTGCGCTCGCTCTACAATACACAGACATCGACATCGCTAATGTGAAAGAGGAGAAGACCAATGGTTAACTACGTACAACGCGCACGTGACGTTCGTGCATTGATCAAAGAACACGGCACTGAACGTGGTATGATTAAAGCTGTCGAACGTCTCGCAGAGGACAACGAGATGTTACGTCAGGAGATGCAACAGATCGTACGCACAGTCGACAAGATGGCCGACATTGTAGCGAACATCGCAGCCGTAGGTGCTCGCCTGAAAGACGATTGGGCCGCCGTACGTAAAGCAATGCACCCTGACAACGAAGCTTCGGAGGACATTCACTGATGTCAAACATCCCCCTCGCACGTGATATGATCGAAGCCGTTATACAGTGTATAGACGACCCATCTCTTAAACGTCAATTGCGTAAAGCTGTGTCACTCATGACACGTGAGAAGTACATTCGCCACGCACGCCCTGTGTCACAGGTCATCACTGATGAGATGAAGGCTAAAGTACACAAGCTACATGAGAACCTCAATCTGACAGAGACAGACATCGCTCGTCGCACAGGCTTACGCAATGCTGGTCGTGTGTCTGAGATACTCAACGGTAAGAGGTGATGTTGTGATCATACGTCCTACCACAGACACCACGATCCCGTGGGTAGACTACTCCACCCTAACAGCCGTGAACACATGCCCACGTTGGGGGATCATCAACTCTTGGCATGGTAAGCGTTTATCTGCTGGTGTCGAACGTGTACTAGCTCTCGAAGCTGGTCGCGCGATGCATGACGTCTTTGCAGCTTGTCGCTTCTTTGATCTTATACACAGTATAATGAACGACAAGAACGATGATGGAGGCAGGCTAGATGCTATCTACAAATATGCTGACCGTGTATTCGCCAATGCACTACATCCTGATCGCTGGTCGCAGGCGCTCGCTTACTATCGTAGTAACGAAGACGCCGAAACTCGTTGCATGCAGATGGCTCTCAATCTCCTCGAAACATCAGGTTATCACGACGACCCCCGTGATGCACGTAGAACGCAGGCTAACCTTGAGAGTGCAGCTATCAACTATGTCCAACGCTATCCACTTGGTCGCTTCATACCAATCTGTAACTCCGACGCATCACGCATCGGCATAGAGATGCCATTCGACATCACACTACACAACAACAACCACGCTCCACTCATTCGCTTCATCGGCCGTGTTGATGCTGTGTGTGTAGACACACTACGTCCTAGCGACAAGACGCCTGAAGTACATGAGAACAAAACTGGCTCGCGCATCGACACTGTATGGTCCAACTCCTTCGACACATCCAACCAAGTCACCGGCTACTGCGTCGCTATGTCATGCCTACTCGACATGCCTATACGCAACGTCGTCATGTGGGGTCTACAACTCCCTGTGCCTAAGTCATCCACATACAGCGACGGAATGATGCGCTACCCTACCTCACGCAACGAAGAAAGCTTCCACGAGTGGCAGTCATGGGTCCGCCATTCGCTCGATGTTATCCATGCATACGAAGACGCACCTACAGACGCACCTATGTACACACACTCATGCAACCGTTACTTCCGCTCATGCTCGTTCATACCTCTATGCAGTGAGACATCAGAGCAACGCCGTCACATATACGACAACGAAATGACAACCGAACGCTGGTCGCCTCTAATGGAGACACTTGATCCATGACTACAACAGACATCGTGAAACAGGCGCGCGACTATGCACGCAATCTAGGTGGGCCGCCAGAAGACTATTTGACATGGCAGCTTGCAGACGAGATCGAGCGATTGCGCGCTGTTATTACGCGAGCAAAGGACGCCCTCCTTGACGGACAATCGACGCAACGGGTTCACGACCTATTGGTGAGTGCCCTCCATGAATGACATCGTAGAGCGGCTGCGCGGGTATGAAAATCCCGAACTGCGCGAGGCCGCCGACGAGATCGAGCGGCTGGAGAAAGTAATCGCTCTTATGATCCCTGAACGCAATCGAGATATTAACGAGATAGAGCGACTGCGCAACACGATCAAGAACTGCCCGCCAGTCTCCGAAAGCGAATACGTGCGCCGACTGGAGGACGAGATCGAGCGGCTGCGGGAGGAGGTTCGCGTCGGTGCTGAGTTGATAGCAGAGGCGAATGGTGAGATCGAGCGGATCAACGCTGCTCGACATGCCGATAGTCAGCGCATGGTGCGGATGTCGGACGAGTACGAGGCGGCGCAGAACGAGATCGAGCGGCTGCGTGAGGCGTTGAAGATCATCGCCGGTCGGCAGCAGTGCCTCGATAACTTGATGAGCAATGTAGATGTGGCCTGTGCAGCGTTGGATGGAGGTAAACCATAACTGACGATGAGTTGCAGGTGATTACACATGTGCTATACTATGTATAACATCAGGAAGGGGAGATGATGGAATTAAAGATAGAACATCCAACAGACGCACCATCGCGCTTATCTATGATCCTGTGGGGTGATAGTGGTAGCGGCAAAACTACACTCGCTGCAACCGCTCCCGGTCGCAAGCTATTCCTCATGCTTGACCCTGATGGTGACATGAGTATTCGCAACATGCCCAATTGGCACCGTGTTAATCTGAGTAAAGAAAGTAGTGTGGACATCGTTAAGGAGGGAATGAAGCCTGACCCTTATACACTGTATAGCATGCTCGCTGACTTCGACACCTTGATCATCGATAGCCTGACCAAGTTCAGTGAACATGCTCTTCAGTATGCAGTACGCGTTGCTCCCAAGAGTACAATCGAGCAACCCGGCCTCAATGGGTATGGTCTTCGTAACATAGCAGTGTCGTCGCTCATCTCCAACACCTTGCGTGTCACAGGTGCCTTGAACAAACACGTGATCTTCATTACGCATGAGAAGGATGCTGATCGAAACAACGATGGTGCCATCCTCAGCGTCGGGATGTTGCTTGGCGGGCAGCTTCCTAACATCGCTAGCAAGGACATCTCTGAAGTATGGAACATTCGTGATGTCAATGGGGTCAGACATATCGCCATCCGTCCTGAACGTTTCCGTGCGCCGATGAAGTCACGCATGTTCGACATGACTGCACAGACGTCATTCCCTCTACGCTACAACGCAAACACCAATGCTGGTCCTGCCATATCCACGTGGTGGCAGGACTACATCGCTGGCAACTTCGCAAAGTTACCAGTGCCTAAGTAGCCACTATACATAGTGCCTACTCCTACGCACACAGACTAGACCTAGTGGCTTGCTACCTGTGTGTGCATGTATACAGTGTATAAGCCCGTAACATAGGAGAACCCAACATGGGTTTGCTCAACTTCTCTGCTAACATCGCAGACGCTGAAGCTCCTCCGCAACTCCCTGCTGGTGAGTATAAGTGCATCTGCACTGCTGCTATCGACAAGACAGCAGCTTCTTCAGGGAACCCGATGCTCACGCTCACCTTGCAAGTGCCGCGCACCGAGTTCCCTGCTGACTTCGACCCCGGTGATGGTGTTGATGAGTTGACATTCACGATGAACGTCGTCTCACGTGACATCCCCGCTGATCGTTGGCGTATGAAGAACGTCTGTAAGGCCTTCGGTGTTCCGATGTCAAGCTCCATTGACCCTAACGACTTCGTGGGTCGTGAAGCACGTGCTCGCATTCGCATGGGTCAAGACCTTGAGAAGAACCCGCGTGCTGAGGTAGGCCAAGTGTTGCCTCTCTAACACGCGTGTGCTACTATGTGTTAGGCACATGCTACCAACGTGTGTGCCTAACACACTACCACTACACCACACTACAACCCCATACATGAGGATATATCCTAATGGCTACTCCTTCCAAGTCCGCGTCGTCGTCTGCCTACTCTAGCCTGAAGAAAGCTGTTGCACAACGTGCTGCACAGAAGCGTACGTTCCACTTCTTTGTTCGTGTAACTGACGAACAGGGCAACGTCATTCCCGGTGCGAAGCTGCAAGT